CGCCTCCTCCGAGTCCGCCCGTCCCCGACCTATCGTCGTCGTCGCTATCCGCGCCCCCCGCCCCGCCTGCAAACCACGCCTCTCCGTCCTCGACCTCTCCGTATTCAGTCCCGAACAGGTCCGAAAAGTTGTAGGTAGTGTCGTCTAACTCGACCTCGTTTAGCCCGTCTCCGCCGTCCCCGCCGCTACCCATACCGTGTTGGTCGGGGTCCTCTCCGGGTTCACCCGCGCCTCCTCCCCCTCCGCCTCCGTCGTCGTTCGAGGAGTCCTGTCCCCCGTCGTTCCCGAACCCGTAAGGTGAACCGGAGTCTCCGCTTTGGTCGGGCTGAATACCCTGTCCCGCGGACGTGCCGTCCGTTCGTCCACCGCCCCCGGAACCTCCGTCCGGGACTTGTGAGTTATCACCCTCACCTCCTCCGCCTCCGATAGCCGTTAACCCGGAGAACTCGCTGTCCTCTCCGTTATCGCCTATAGCGTTATTCGTAGCCGTACCTCCGCCGTCGCCTCCGTCTCCTACGACGACCGTTTCACCGTCCCCGGACACTTCATACTCCGGGTGGAAGATAAGCCCGCCCGCGCCTCCTCCGCCCGCGCCCGCCCCGTTGTAGTCCCCGTTACCACCACCTCCGCCTCCTCCCGCGACTACGAGGACCTGAACCTCGTCCACGTCGGAGGGACGGTCCCATGTATGGCCACCTGTTTCCGTGAAATACTCGACGACCGTTTCCTCCTCGACCTCCTCAAATACTGTCTGTCCTATGTCTCCGATAGGTTCCAAAGCCATGTTTTACACCCTCTCCCCGGTAATTTTCACCATTATGTCTTGGTCCTCCGCCGTTCCGTTATCTACGAGGACGGCTACGGTCGAACCCCCTCCCGAGTGTGTGTAGGAGGCTAACGGTTCCCCTATGGAGTTCTCGTCCCCGTCCCAAACTGTAGACCCGTCGCCCGCGTAGATTACCTCCTCCTCGTTGTAACCACCCTCGTTATTGAGTGTAGCAATTATCAGGTTCAGGTCCTCCGGGACGGGTTCTCCGGTGGATTTCATGAATATGGCTTTGTAGACCTCTAACGTCTCCTCGTCCTGTAGGTGGTCCGCTATGAGAATACCCTGCGCCCCCTCGGACACGTTCCCGGACTCCGCGCCCTCTACCTGTCGTTCCGGGAGTGTCGGGGCGGGCGCGGGCGTGAACCAGTCCTCTCCGTCGGAAACGAACTCTCGACCTGTATAGTCCGTCCCGATAGACTCCGAGGAGTTCCCGTTAATCTCCTCGGACCCTTCGGGTTCGAGTACGATAGGATTATCAGCCGCCGCGCCCCCCACGTCTACGATAACGAGAGTCCGTCCCTCGTCCACGTCCGACGAGGAGAGGGTTATACTCACCTCCTCCCCTATCGTGTCGGTGTCTACGAGTAGTAGTTCCTCCCCGTCCGTGTCGTATTCGGACACGTCCACGACAGCGGACGCTTTGAGGGGGTCGAGGACGTTCCGGGGAAACTCCTCCTCGGAGGCGTCGTAAAGCGTCCCGGGACCCTCGTCGTCGGTTAGGTCCTCACCGTTCAGGTCCCGGTCCGTGTCGGTCCCGAGAGGGATAGGGAACCCCGAGAACTCCGCCGCGGGTCCGCCAAGTTGGTCCTGTGGAACCTCGTCCTCCTCGGAGTCCCATATCGTAGTTCCGTTCTCGTCCTCTACGTCGTCCTCGACGAGTAACGTCCGGGCTACCTCGACACGTAAATTCTCTACCCCCTCCTCCCCGTCCGCCTCCGCGTAGACCTTGAGGAACGGTTCTCCGTCGAGGTTCAGGGTGTAACTTTGTTCGGACCCCTCGGAGGCGTAACCGTCTACCAGCGCGTCCACTATCGCCCCGAACGCGCCCGGGTTCTCTCCGAGGTCGAGAGGCGCGGACCCGTCGAACTCGGACAGGTCGAGGGGTCCGTTCAGCGGGTCGCCCGCCTCTCGAATAACCTCCGTGAGGGCGTCCTCGACGTTCGCGCCCTGAAAGTCGTCAGCCTCGTCGTCGAGACGGAGGTTAGCCGCCTGTAGCGCCATGGACCGCCATGTATGAACGTTGTCGTCCGCGGTATCGGTAGCGCCCTCGGGGACGTAGACATACCCGAGGAACGCCTCTCCGTCCTGTATGTCCTCGGGTTCGGGGTTCGTCTCCTCCGTCCCTTTGCGGACCTCGACGGAGGAGGTCGCGGTATCAAAGTAGAGAGTGTCCCACCGATCATACTCTCCGCCCTCCTCGAGAGTAACCGTCCCACCGTCATAATTGTAGGTCGTTTCGTCGGGAGGATACCAGAGATATCCTGATTGTATCTCGAGTTCGAGGTCGGTATCCGTCGAGGAGATGTGAAAATCGTCCGTCTCGAGGACGCCGACTCCGGCGTTAGCCTCAGAGACAGCCCTCCACGTAGTATTAAACAAAGGTTCGCCCTGCGGAAATTTGTATTTGGGCGCTACTGTCATTTTCAAAAGCGTATCAGCGTAGCCTCTAAAACATATCCTACGGAGAGGAGAGTTCCCGAGTTTTGGTTATCGGACACGGAAATTTATTATCACTCGGGCGGTCGTATCCTCGTCGTATCCAAAGGGATCAAAGGTAGCGCCAAATAGTAATCGGTCCCGTCTATTGTAGAACCCGAGTTCTGACAAGTCGAAAGAGTCCCCCGGGTCGGATCCTCGAAGGTCGGTGTATAATTCCATAGTCGAACCCGAACGGTCCGCAAATGCTATCTGTCGGAACACCTCGGACTCGAGGTCGTAATCAGGAGGTTCAGGTCCGCCACCTTCCCCAAAGGCTATTTCTGAGTAATACCGTTCCCCGGTGAGTGTCGATTCGACTACCGAGTTTTCAGCCTGTTTCGAAACAATCGTAGAACCTCTACCGGACCCTTCCGCCTGAATAGTCAGCAAAATACGCATTTCCGATCCGTTGGCCGGTATCGGTTCGTCGAACGTCCCCCTCCACAAAAGTCTATCCTGAACGTCGAACAATCCTATCTCATATATTTCATTAACGTCCTGAAAACGAAAGTCTTGGAAAACCGTCTTTTTGGGTATGTCGCCAATTTCAGCGTACCTATTGAAACTGGTTCTCCGGGATTCCTCGCTGATTAATTGGCTGTCCGAGAGTGAGGCGTCCGTAGAAGAGTTCCCGAGGGCTATCTCGTCAATATTTGTAACGCCTATAATAGAACGTATTACACTCCTCCGCCCGTCTCGAGTCCACTTAGCAGTATCATAGTCCTCGAGTAGTGGTTTCCACTCTCCTCGAACGTCTCCGGAGACACCTCTACCGGATCCGTTTTCCTCGTTTCTATTTCCCGATATTAGCCCTCCGTTCAGCGGGCGGTATTGAACTTCAATGTCTACAGATAGGCTAACAGTCCACGAAAAGGTTAGTTCTCTCCGCCCGTCTGCGGTATAGCTTACAGTAGTCGATTCCCGTTGTAATATCCGTTCTTTGTTTTCAGCGACAATTCCCGATATATTGGTCATATTTAGTTATCAGGAGGTGGTGTGATTACAAAGTCTATTGGGTCCATGTCGTTTATACGGAGTTCGTGTGTCCCGGGTTCAAGTTGGAAATCACCTCCTGAAGCACCTCTCGTAGGAGAGATTAGGTCCTCGAACTCGACAGTCTTTGTAATACCGGATTGTAATCTGACAGACTCTACCTGTGAGGTAGCCCGCCAAAAGTGAACGTCGTTTATGTAGAGGTCTATATCGACTATCTCCTCCTGAGTCGTGTTATTTGTGACCTCGACCTCGAAAAACGTTTGTCGGCCAGACATAGCCCCCGCGTCCTCACTATACCAGTAGTCCACCGGATCCGGGTCCCAACTTACGTTATAGTTTATACCGTCGTCGTCCGGGTCGTCCGGGTCGTCCGGGTCGTCCGGGTCGTCCGGGTCGTCCGGGTCCTCTACAACCGCCCCCGTGTTTGAAAAGTGTATTTCCGTTCCGAATATTTCAACAGCGCCAGCGGGAACAGAGACGCCCGAACGAGTAACGCCGCTATCTGAGAAAAAGCGATATCCGTTAGCCGGAGTAGTTCCGTCCGTCGTCTCGTCTCCGGTAGACGTTTCGCCCCAGTCGAACGAATTTTCCCACTCGAGATAGGAGGCGAACTCCGAGAGTTGTTCACAAAACTCGTCCATAGTACCATACTCTTCCTCCATATTTAACCGGAATTGTATGGCATTATCCCCCATATCATATTCTTCCTGTAAGTATTCTTCGAAATCTTCAAACGTCTCGAGTCCGCATACATCGTCTTGAAAATCGGAAAATTCCCGTTGGTCCCGTAATATCTCGAACTCTCTCCGGAGGGGGTTATCTCGACCGATAGCCGAAACTAACCCGAGGGCCTTCAATTTGGCCGCAGGAGTGAGGTTCGTCTTTCTCATAACAAAGCCTCCGAACCAGTGAAAGAAATAGTTACTTTCCCCGCGGAGTCGGTTTCCGTCCCCGAGACGAAAAACTCCCCATTTATCCCCTCCGGATCCCACTCCACATTAATCGACTGCCCTATTTGAACAGACCTGAACTCCGGAGAACCGATAGTAAATGAAAACGCGGAGTCGTCCCACGCATTAGCGTCGAGATATCCCTCTGCCCATTCTTCGAGTTCTGACCTACGTTCTATATTGTCGTTAAACAGAGGCGTGTCTCGAGGCGACACTCCGTAAAAATCAATCGAGGAAGAGTCCTCGACGTTAACCTGTAAGTCTCCCGCGCCCTGTGCGAATACTCGATTTGTGATATCCGTCGAGTCCCTATCAAAGTCGGTATCGACGACAGGCGTACTCCCGTAGATTATGTCGTCGGGCGTATCTTCCTCTCCGGGTTCGTCAAAATGTAGACGGTCGTCCTCGTCTACGTACGAGGTAGCGCCCGCCTCCGTTGCCAATTGATCGACAAAAGATAAGATACTCCGGTCCACTCGACGGGTTATTTTTGTGTCCGTGTTTGGGACAGTCTCTTCGACCGCCTCTATTTCTGAGGGGCGGTCCTCTATGTCGATCCTCCTAACTCTGGCAAAATCTAACGCCGCAGCCCTACCCTCTGGTAAGGAACCAGAAAGGCGTATTCTGAACTCGAGTGTATTCGGTTCGTCTACCTCCGCCTCCTCGGAGACAGCCTTTTCAGCCCGATATCGTTTTTCCACCCAGTCCGCCCCGTCGGGAATATCAAGGTCCCATACATACGACGTGTTCGAGGCGTCCGAGAGTTCCACCTCTCCGCGGAATAAGCCACCGTCGTTATTGAATACATATCTGAGTTCCAACCAGAGGAGGGACCGTTCTCCGAGGTCGTCAATATCTGTGTATCGAATACGATAGCGTCCCGAATCCTCGTCCCGCCAGTAGAGAAAAATCAGATCCCCTCCCCTCTCATTGAGGTTTTGAGACGGGATATCAGCTAATTCTAATCCCGGAACATCTGGCGACTCCCACCCATCAATAGTGTCCCCATTGAATAATGTCTCCGCGCTTTTGGGCTGTGTTCGTTCGTTAACCGCTTTGCGGACTACCTCTCCTCTGTCCTGTTCGTAAAACACCCGGTGGACGTTTTCGTAGTGGAGGGCGTTCCGCTTATCTCGGGCGACTATCTCACGAGTTAAGTCCCGGGTCCCCGTCGGTGGCTTTTTCTCGAGGAACCCGACGAACTCGGTCGAACCGTCTCGACGAATAACCACCTCGTCCCCGAACCGCCACTCTCGATTTTCCGCTGTATTTGCTACCTCGATAGTGGCCTGTCCGAGTTCGTCCTCGTCCTCACCACTATACTCTACGTCCATAACTCCGATAACCTCTATCTCGTCTATCTCTACTACCAATGACATAATTATGCTATGAAAGCGTCGAGGTATGTAAACTCGACTGTGAACGAATACGAACCCGGTCCGAGGTTCGGGTCTGTAGCGTTCTCTGTTGCATTTACCTGTGTGAGAACTCCCTGTATAGGCGATCGGTCGCCCCAGTAAAGTAAGTCGAACCCGTCGCTAGAGGTCCAACCCCACTGTTTACTAGCGCGGTCCAATTCTCTTTCAAACCCGAGGTCGTTATCGTCGTACGATCCCGAGTTAGGATACTGTTCGTTTGAGGTTCCGCTGATAATCCCCTCGACTCGTAGGACCTCTCGTTCAAACACCAATTTTCCCCCAATTATCTCCCGGAGTCCGCTAATCACAGAGTCCGTTACGAGATCGTTCGACTGTTGCTTTTGGACCGACTCCGCTTTGAAAACGAACTCCTCGGAACCGTCGTTTCGGACTAATCGAACTCCGTCTATTAGGTCAGACATTATTAGTCACCTCCTGCCCGGTTCATACTGGACGAACCTATCTCATTTCCTATTTGGTCAGCTAACGTCCGAACCGTCGTCCTATCGAGACTCGATAGGTCGAGGCTTTGGTCCCCTATCTCGACATTGATAGTCATTTGTCCGCTTGTTTCCTGTTGTCCTGCGGGAGGGCTAAAGTCCGAACCCTCGTTTTGTTCAGCCGCCTCGACGATGGGTTTCGGAATAACCGCTTCGCCTTTGTGAACCTCCGCTACACCACTCTCGTCTATCCTACCACCCACGTCCAACTGTGGGAGGTTTAGTGTCTGCCCGCCTATTGTCTTCGACATACCTCCCGCCCAATCCGGGGCTTCGAGTGTGACCGAGGGGATCGAAACGCTGTCCGGGACGACCGCGTTAAACCCTGCCCGCGTTTTGTCTGAGAGGATTCCGGGGAGAGACGACGCAAAATCCCGACCTTGATTAAACATATCTGTGAATCCCTGAACGACGTTCTGTTTGAATTGAGAAAATCGTTCTCGGGCGTCTGAGAGTCGGTTCCCCCAACTACTCACCCACTCACCCACTCGCGCCCCTGCCGCGTCGAACCCTTCCCGGACTCGACTTTTCACACTACCCATAGCCTCAGTTATCCTATCGACTATCGAACTCCGTAGCCCTGCGAATAGTTCACCCGCCCTCGAGAGGTTCCGATCCCACGCCCCGATAAACGTCTCTACCACCTCTCGGGCTGTTTCGAACCCCTCACGGAAGCCGCCTCGTATCGTGCCGACAATGAATCCGCCTAAAGCGGCCATCGGTGTTGTGAACACAGAGATAGCCATTAGAATACCGTCGGCCACCCAGTCCGGGAACGTATCTCGAATCCAACTACCGAAACGACCCACAGCGTCTAGCGCCCCGAGAGTTTCGAGGATCCATACACCGAGGAGTCCGACACCTGTCCCGATAGCGCCAGCGAAAGCCAAAGCGCCCGCTGAACCAGCCAGTAACCACGAGAGGAAAGACCCTCCGAGGGCGACAGCCTTCCCTAATGCCCCGAGTAGTCCCGCTTTGATAGCTAATAGCCCGGCTAAAGATAGGTTCCATAAGGACGTAGCGCCCGCCGCCAGAGTCGCGCCAACGGCATACGCCTTTACCAGCGGGTTCAGTATCCCGAGTTTCCCGGCTACGAAAAACAGAGAGGAGTTCAGGAGTGTGCTTGATGTATCAAAACGGTCCGACTCTCTCGAGGCGTCGGAAAGTCCCGAGGAGGTGTCCACGAGTTCGTCTCCGAGTTCGTTTTGTGCCGCAGCCGCTTTTTCCGACTGTTCGGCCACACTACTCATTTCATCCTGTAGGTTTTCCGCTGCCGCGGACGCTTTGGACTGCCCCTCGACACGGGCTATCCAATACACTTCACCGACTTTTACCATAGCTATATCCTCCCTTTCCGTTCTGCCTTTTTGCGCGACTTTTCGACCTCCTCCTCTCTCATTTTGTCGAGTTCGTTAGTGAATATCAGGTAGTCCATAGCCTCTCGTTCTGTGATACCCTCTGTCCGAGTCGTATAATGCTTAGTTACGGGTTCGGGTTCCGGTATCGACTCAATCCTGTAGAGGACGAGGGCGATAGCTACGGACGCCGCTAAGGGTGCTACGTAGCCACTCTCTGCGGCGAGGAGTAATCCGAGGGCTACCGCCCCGACCATACTCGAACGGGTGCTACGGGCCGATATGCGACCGAGAGAGGATAATAAATCCTCCCGCTGTTCCTGTGTAACTGTCTCTGACCGTTCTCCTCGAATATCTTTAAGGTCGAACCCCTCCCGAACAAGGAATAACTCGAGGAGTTCCCGCTGGTAGACGAGGGCGTATGGATCCTCTCTAACTGTCTTACCGCGGGCGGTCGCCCTTAGTTTCCCTCTCGGTCGTCTCCCTGTGTTTGAGATTTTAGCCAGTTACGGAATTGTTCGAGAGAGTCGGAGTAGTCACCGTCGGTTTCCGCGTAGTCCTCCATAAGTTCCGTAACGAGTTCGATTATTTTCTCTTCGCCGTCGTCCTCACCGAGAGGGGCAGGGACGACCCTCTCCTCTAACTCCTCTACGAGGTCGCTATTCGCCTCTGTTTTCAGCCATGTCCGGAGTCGATCCTCAGCCCCGAAAGAGGTTTCCTGTATTTGATATTCAAGCATAGAAATATAATATTCCATAGCATTGAACCGGCCACCTCGAGACATTTGGGCCGCTTTTTGAACCTTCTCGGACTTTGTAGCATAGGGGACCTCCTCTTTTGGGATTACGATAAAGCCGAACGCCCGCTTTTCTGTATTCCCGTCCTCGGTCTGAACGTCTACAGTAATCCATACCTCGTCTGTCGTTTGAGATACCGAGGCGTCGTTATAATCGCCTGTCTCTACGTTATTCGGAGTGTTCTCGAAAGCCATTAGGCAAAATATAACCCTCGAGTCTCATATTACTACCGGACCGATAACAAAACTGGCAGATGTACCGGAATAAAAAGCGTCCGAAGGGCTACAAAACAGCGGACGAACGGACAGTATCCTCTATATCTATCTGGACGTGTTCCGGAGTTCCGTTACTCTCGACCTCTACTACCTCGTCGTCTCCTCCCTCTCCCCGAGGCGTGCTATGATCCGCGTCGGTTAGTCCGACTTTTTTCACGGATATGTCCATGCTGTCTCCGTTATCTCGAGTGAATTCGAGACTTATGTCCGTGTCCGCATTGGCCTTGATTACCTCCTGATAGAGAGTGTCGTCGTCTACCGTGATAGTCGCGCTAAACGAGTATCCCACATTACCGAATAGTATCTCGTACGGGTCGCCCGATTTCACCTCTGAGGTAATGTAGTATCGAGAGGAGAGGTTATTCTCTATCGTAAGGGACCAATCCTGTAAGCGGGCGAAAGTAGTCCCATTGATCGACAGGTCCGAAGAAATATCCGACCATAACCACGGGTTAGCCTCAGTGATGGATCCCACGTCGGTATAGGATGTGCCAGTATCGACACCGAGGGCCACCGTGTCCACCTCGAAGGTTAGCCGGTCGTCGTTATCGGTCGAGAGTGTCCCCGAGTCAGCGCATACGCCGGTAAAAGTCCGAACAAAGTCGTTGCCTCCACCGCGGCCAAAATAGGTGGCCTCGACTGTCATAGATGGGGGGCTTTCTCCGTTATTGTCGTCGAGTCCTGCCGCGGTAATTGTATGCCGATTGTTCTCGTCGTCGTACTCCTCGTGGCCGAGAACCCATACCAGCGGAACAGCGTCCACTAAAATAACAGGATAGGAACCGCCCTCGTAAGCGACCTGTCCCTTTGTTTTCCCGTGTAGTTCTCTGTCCCCTCCGATAACCCTCTCCTCGTACCAGTTAATTTCAGGATCCGGGTGTTCTGTCTCCTCCTCGATTAGTGCTAAATGTTGTTCGGGAGTGTTTGTATCCCCCTGCGAACTCTCTACTCCGACCGCTATTTGAGAGGCGTGTCCTTTAAACGGGTCGTATCCCGGCATTATGGATTTGTCTCTCGTTCGGTTCGTTAAAGTAGTATCCTACGGACAGTCGCCTCTCGATGATGGAAACGCCTCGAGTCGGTATAGCGAGATATAGTTTATTGATGCTTTCTTACTCCGCTGTGTAATCACACGGTTCTCGAGGAGGCGCTGAACGTAAACGTCCACTCGATTACCCAAAAATCAAATAGGTCCTCGTCGGGAACAGTCGCGTTATAGTCGAGAGTATCCCACTCCCCGAGGTCGTTCCCGAGGACTTGTTCAGCCTGATANCGNTTATTGTTTTCTCTACATATCCGGCGAACCTCTCGAAACACCTCCTCTCTTCGGTCCCGTCCGTGGACTGTAGCGAACTCCGCAAAACAGGCGTAATCATAGTCGATAGTGTTCCGTCCCGGATCCCCGTAGTTCTCGGACCGTTCGTCCGTCTCCGAGAATAATAGATACTCGTCCGCCTGTGGTGAGACGTTCTTTTTCGGGTTCCCGTCCTCGTCCTCCGTCCGGAGTCGGAACGTATCGGGGCGGTCTACCGCCTCCTCGTCCCACTCCTCGGAGAGGAGGTCTAACATTATTTGCGCCGTGTCCGTCTCCGGGTCGCTGTAGGGTTCCGACATGGTTAGGAACTCCTCCCCTCCTCCTCCCACTCGTTCCCGGTCGCCGTCTGTTCAGCGTGGGCGAACCCGCTTTGTAGGAGGGTCCCCCGGTCCGTAGACTCGTCCGCTACGATATCCTGTGAGATACCGAAAGCGTAGTCTAACCAGTCCCGGACTATGAAAAAGCCCGCGTTCGGGTCCTCGGATCCCGCGTAGACGGAGGCGATAGCCTCCGCGTCCGCTTTCGCCCGTTCCGCGCCTCTCTCCATAAAGTGAACTCCCTCTATGCCCTCGGACTCTATCACGTTCATAAGCATGAACGTAACTTTCCGTTTCCACTCCCGCCGGGTTATCTCGGACGCTATCTCCTGTGCTTTCTCCTCGTCCTCGTGGAGGGCGTGGAATTTCAGTCCGCCGTCGAGGTCGTTCCACTTTCGGTCTACCCATCCGTAGATAGGGTCGAACGGAGGAGGGACGCTGTAGGACGTGTCCCAATTTACCCATTTGGCATGTTCAGCCGTATAGCCGAACGAACCCTCCGCCTCCATGTTTTCGAGTTCCGGGATATCCTCTAACTCGACCTCGACCCGCGCCATGATTAGACCTCCCTCCGGTAGTTACTAATCTCGTCCATAGCCTCGACGCGGAGGGCGTCCGCGGAGTCCGTGAGTTCCACGTCCCCGCCCGACTCCCGGAACAGTGATCCGTATTGGTCCGTCTCCATAATGTCCGCTGTTACGAGTTTCGCTACCGCGTCCGAGAGGTCGCCCGGGACGGACTCCGAGGGGTCGTTCTCCTCGTCGCCCTCGTTTACCTGTTCGCTTTCGTCGAACCCGTAGGTATAGGAGACGAGTAGCCCCACGTCGTCCGTTACCATGCGCCCGGAGACGGACCTTTGTCCCCGTATGAACTTTCGGAGGTCTACCTGTAGGCGACCGCGGTCCGCCTTTATCCACCATGAACCGTTTTCCGGAGGGAGGGGCGTCTCCATGTCCTCGGGACCCTCGTCCGTGATATCCTCCGTCTGTCGCCCGCGGATAACTACGAGTTTTTCGACCTCGACGACGTTATGAAACGTTAACTGTGCGTCTACCCACGGTTCGACCTGTCGCTGTGGGGAGAGGCGACGCCTCCCGCTGGTTCGGAGACGCGCCCGCCGCCTTTGTCGCGGGTTCTTTTGCGTCGAGGAGAACTTTACCTCCGCTTTCGTCGAGTTTTCGACGCGACTCCGTCTCCATGCTTTCCGAGTCCGGGCGTCCACAAAGTCCGACCTGTCGAGGAGGGCGGAGTAGACCTGTTCCCGTCCCGGGTCCGTGAACTCGTCCCGGTTCCGAACGTAGTAGAGAACGTCGTCGGGAGAGGCGTAAGGAACCTCGTCTACTACGACGGAGTGAGGTACTGTCATTAGGAGAGTCCTCGGACGAGGGCGGGATAAATGCTACTTACGAAGTCCTCTCGACGAGTTCAGCCCGATAAAAAGCGGAGTTCAGCGGGGGACGGACGGTTATCGGTTCTCGAAAATCTGAACCTGAACCGTGTCGTCGCCGTCTCCCTGAATAGTCGCCTGTGAGGATCCACGGGAGGATACCGCCTCGTCGCCGGACGGTCCGGTAACGAAAATGTGGGGCGGTTCCCTGAACGACCCGCGGACGCCCGGGAGGTCCGAGTAGGAGAGGGTCGTCGAACCCTCGGAGAGTTCGACCTCTCCCCGGAACTGTCGCCTCCCGTTCGACCGTCCGATTAGGGTAAAGTCGCCCATGGTTTAGGCGAGGTTCTCCATTTTGAGGACGTGGGACGTTCCCTCTCCGACGAGGGTCCCGTAGGCGTCCACCGCGAACGTTTCGGTCGGGTCGGTCTTTGCGAGGGGGTGGAGGGTAGCGTCCTGTAGCATACCCATGTACCAGCCTCCCATGTCCACGGACCAGAACTCCCGTTCTCCGTCCGAGTTCGGGACGCCGTGGGTCTTTACGACCGCGGTCCCGTGGAGTTCGAGGGCTTGGAACCCGAACGAGAGGTTTTCCTCCGGACTGTCGTAGCGCGAGAACTCTTTGAGTTCCTTCGAGAGGTCCGAGAACGTCTGGTGATCCGTGAAGTGAACGACGTTATCCCAAACAGCGCCGCGCCGTTCGAGAGTGTTCAACCCGTCCGTAACGTCGTCCACCGTAATTTGCGCCCCGTCCATGTCCTCGACCTGTCCGCCGTCGTCCCACGGATCCGAGTCGATTAGGTCCGGGAGTCCTACGAACCCGTCCGCGTCGTTATCGGATCCCTGAAAGACCTGTTTTTCCTCGTACTGACGCATAGCCCGCATGATAGCCTCCTCCGTCGTCGCCTGCGTGGACCGGAGGCTACCCGCGGACAGTTGAACGAAGTCCGTTACCTCCCGCTGTCCGCCGTAGGGTTCTACGTCGTATTCGTGGTTCTCGTATTCGTCGTCGTCCCCCCCGTCCGCGTTCGGGTAGGGACCGCTTTCGTCGAACGACTCGACGAGTCCGAGTCCCGTCTGTTCGTCCGCCTGAATAGTGTCCTCCTGAACCGCGACCCGAGGGGCCATGTCCGCGAACGGAGTGTTCTGTCGGGTCGAGACGTAGACCTCCGGGGAGACGAAAATCGGGAGGCTGAACGAGGTCCGGTCCGTCGCCTTCTTGACCTCCCGCGCCGCCTCTCGGAGTTCCGACTTTTGTCCGGGTCGGAGGCTGTTCCACTTCTCGAACGCCGCGTTCCAGCCGTCGTTATCGCCCGGACCGTCGTACATCCGGGACGGCATGTGAACGCTGTTCTTGAGGACGGGTCCGCGGGTCCGGAACCCCATGGGATCCGAGTAGAGAACGGAGTCCACGTCCGGGTTCCCCGTCTCTTTGCGAACCGTGTCGATTAGGTCCCCGAACGCCGCGTAGTGGGCGTAGGTCGGGGACGTAATGTGACCTTTGGCCTTCGATTTGACTACCATGCCGTTCGACTGTCCGCCCGTGGACGCGACTGTAGCAGTCATTTACAGGTCCCCCATGATACCCGCGTTACTCGTAGAGATACTGTTCTCCTCCCCGCCCTCCTCGGAGTGACCTCCGATAGAACGGACGCCCTTACGGACGACCTCCGTCCGTTCGTCGGGATCCTCGGGGAGTTCGTCGAGGTCGAGGAACTTACACAGCGCCTTTTCCGCGCCGGTTTCCGCCGCGTCCTCCGCTACGTCGGAGGCGATATCCTCGACCTCCTCCTCCGTGAGTCCGTCCGCGTCGCCCTCGTCGCCCTCCTCGGGTTCCTCGGGTTCCGCGCCCGTAACGGACTTTTTCCACTCCTCTAACTCCTCGACTCGTTCCTGAACGGACGAGACGCTTTTCTGAACGTCGTCGAGAGTGTCGCCCGTCTCCTCCACTTTCGAGAGGATCCGGTCGAGTTTTTCGTTCTGTTCGTCTCCGCTACCGTCGTCGTTAGGGTCGTCGCCCATGTCTGTAGTGTCTCCTGTGTCGGTTTCCGCGCCGGGTTCCGCCGGTTCGTTCTTTTCCTGTTCCCCGTCCTCGTCGTCGTCCGGAGAGTCCTCTCCCTCCGCGTCGTCCTCGTCTCCGTCGGGATCCTCGTCGTACTCGACCGACTCTTTCAGCCGGTCTATGTCCTTTTCGAGGTCGTCTATCGCCTTCTTGTAGTCCTCCTCGTCGTTCTCCTCGACCGCCTCTTTCAGCCGGTCTTTATCTTTTTCGAGGTCGTCGAGGAGTTCTTTCGCCTCCTCGTCGCCTACCCGCGCCTTAGCCGTTCGGAACCGCTTAAGCGCGGACGCCTGTTCCTCCGTTAGGAGTTTCGCGGGGTCGAGGGACGCCGCGCCCCCGTAGATACTGAACCCGGTAAGTTCGCCCTCCTCGACTCGTTTCCATGCGTCCTCCGTGAGTTCGACGCCCATTATCCACGTACCAGCCGGATACTCTTTCGACCCGCCGCCGGGGAGGTCGAACGTCTCCGGACCGTCGCGGATAATGTAGGACTCTATCGGAACGCCGGAACCGTCGAAAAGGTCGTGGTCCTCGTCCACTTTCCGGTAGTGTTTGAGGTAGTCATGCGCCGCCTGTTCTATCTCGGGTTCGGGGATTAGGTCGCCCTGTCGGTCCGCCTCTCCCGGGACGAGAACAGCCGCCCATACCTTACGTTCGGGTTCGTCGTCTCCGTCCTCGTCCGCGTCTCCCTCGTCCTCCCGCTTTAGGACGAACTCTCCCCTGTGGAGAGGGTCGTCGTCGGGATTGAACTCGTCGGGATCCGCGTCCGCGGACTTTGCTAACAGCCACTCCGAGTTTTGGGCTGGTTCGTCTACGACGGATACGAACTCGACGGTAAGGGAGTGGAGGATATCCGTTACCTCCTCCCGCGCCTCCGCTAACGCCTCGAACCCGTGTTCCGATAACCAGCCGCAAAGTTCCTCGGGGTCGTCTACGGAGGGTTCCTGTCCGAGACGGGCTACACACTCCTCGAACCCGCCCGGAAACGCCTCGTCGAAAGACTCCGGCATGTGTTTATTGAACCCTCGTCCCCCTCGTTAGGGTTCCTCTAATATACATATAAGGGAGTCCGACGGGTTATACAGCGTCCTATACACTACCCTCCGGTAGCGTCCGGTATCTTTATATCCCCCGGGGTTCTACTGTAGGTCGTAGGAGGACTACGAAAATGGCGACGAACAACTACAAAGGACGGTCGAACCACTTTCA